CTTGGACAGGGCGACACCGTGTCCTTGGCTTGCCAAGATTGATAACGAGTTCTACCCAGCCAAGTATTACTTCACGGTAGACTACACTGACTCGGAAATAGCAGACGACCCAGCCCAGCACAAGCAAGCCCATGTAATGGAGTTATTGGATGCCGGCAAGTGGACAGGTAATATCGTGGCACTGCCTAACAATCGTGTTAGGGTCACACATCCTGCTTGGTTTGAGGTTGGAGAGGGTGCGCCAGACTTTAGGCCATCACAATATATTCATTACAGCAAGTCAGACCTAGACTACACGCTGGATGTAAACAAGGTTTTTGATAACTTATATGCAGAGGGTTCGGATGAAGAAGAAGACTAAAGGTTACTCAGCGGGTGGCAGGATGAAAAGCAAGATGAGTCCAAAGATGATGACTGGTGGCGGCAAGGTTAGGATGAGCACTAAGATGATGGCAGGTGGAGGTAAAACCACAGTCTCTGTAAAAGGTGATGACAGCATTACCCCCGGATTTTCTGCTAAAGCTCAAGAAAGACGCAAAAGAAAAGCGGCTGAAAAGAAAAAAATGGCTGGAGGCGGCAAAGTCCCTAAGACTGTTGCTAGAGGCAGTGGTGCGGCTAGGACACAGTATTTTAGGAAAAACGGCTAAGTGGCAGTAGATCGCCCCTTACAGACTCCTGATGGCCCAAATCCCTTCGCGGGTGGTCAGGATGCAATTGAGGTTGAAATTGTCAACCCTGAGTCCGTTTCGATTGAAACGCCCGATGGTGGCGTATTGCTGGATTTTGATCCAGAAGGCCCGATGGGCCGAATTCCGCATGATGCTAATTTAGCGGAGTACATTGAAGATACAGATCTTTTTTCAATTTCTCAGGATTTGATCGGTTCTTATAAAGCTGACAAAGAAAGCCGTTCAGACTGGGAAAGAGCATATATTGAAGGTTTGGACTTGTTGGGTCTCAAGCATGAAGACCGGACAACTCCTTGGGACGGAGCGTGTGGCGTATTTCACCCCTTGCTAACAGAATCCGTTATACGTTTCCAATCCCAAGCTATTCAGGAAATCTTCCCCGCTGGCGGCCCAGTTAAGACAAGCATTGTCGGGGTAGTAGATACTGAGAAAGAAAAACAGGCACATCGTGTTCAGGACTACTTGAACTACCTGTTAACTGAGAAAATGACCGAGTACAGGTCGGAAACAGAGAAGATGCTTTTCTCTCTACCACTGGCGGGTAGTGCTTTTAGGAAGGTTTACTATGATCCTAATATGGCAAGACCTTGTAGTATGTTTGTCCCGGCAGAAGACTTTGTGGTTAGCTATGGAGCGTCAGACCTAGAGACTTGTGAACGCGCAACTCATGTAATGAAGCGCAGCTCTAACGATGTTCGTAAACTGCAAGTATCCGGTTTCTATGTTGATGTTGATTTGCCATCACCCACACCCGATGTGGATGAGATTGAAAGAAAATATAATGAGTTAACGGGAGACTCCGCTAACTATGATCTTGACTCGAGGCACACTATTCTTGAGGTTCAGGTCAATCTAGACCTTCCCGGCTTTGAAGATACCGAGAAGGGAGAAGAGACAGGCATACAGTTACCGTATGTAGTAAGCATTGACCTGTCTTCACGAACGATTTTATCGATTAGACGTAACTGGTACGAGGATGATCCTGCTAAGTTAAAGCGTGAACACTTCGTTCATTACCAGTATATGCCCGGATTAGGGTTTTACGGCTTCGGATTGATCCATATGATTGGTGGATTGGCTAAATCAGCCACTTCACTACTTAGGCAATTGGTTGATGCGGGTACATTATCCAACTTACCCGGAGGCTTGAAGTCCAGAGGGCTTAGAATCAAGGGTGATGACACGCCAATCATGCCCGGAGAGTTCCGAGATGTAGACGTTCCCGGTGGAGCGATCAAAGATAACATCAGTTTCTTGCCGTACAAGGAGCCAAGCTCCGTTTTATACCAGTTACTAGGCGATATCGTCGAAGAAGGACGAAGATTTGCCTCTGCTGCTGACGTAAAAGCAGCGGATATGAACGCTGAAGCCCCTGTTGGGACGACTTTAGCGATACTAGAACGCTCTATGAAGGTGATGAGTGCGGTTCAGGCCCGCTTACACGCCTCTATGAGGTCAGAATTAAAGCTTTTATCGAATATTGTGCGGGACTTCGGCCCTTCATCTTATCCCTACCTTCCAGATGAGGAGCCGATAACCCGTCAAGACTTCGATGATCGCGTAGATATCATTCCAGTCAGCGATCCTAACGCCGGAACGATGGCACAGCGCATTATGCAGTACCAAGCGGCCCTACAATTAGCCCAACAAGCGCCAGAAATGTACGATTTGCCGCTTTTACACCGCCAAATGCTGGAAATCCTGAATATTCAGGACGCAGACAAGATTGTTCCGCTTGAAGATGAAATAAAACCGACTGATCCGGTTAGTGAGAACATGAATATCATTAATGGAGAGCCGGTTAAGGCGTTTATCTACCAAGATCACGAAGCGCACATACAAACACACATGGCAATGGCCCAAGACCCGCAGATCCAAGAGATTATGGGCAAAAGTCCTAATGCTCAGAAGGTTATGGCGCAAATGGCTGCCCATATACAAGAACATTTGGCGTTTAAGTACCGTCAAGAGGTTGAAAAGCAGCTTGGAGTGGAGCTTCCGCCCCCTGACCAGCCTTTACCAGAAGATATTGAGTACAGAATCTCCAGATTGGTGGCTCCTGCGGCAGAACAAGTCCTTCAGCAGGGTCAACAGCAACAACAACAGAAACAAGCTCAAGAACAGGCTCAAGACCCTGTTATCCAGATGCAGCAGCAAGAGCTTCAGATTAAACAACAGCAAGCTCAGACTAAAGCCCAGACAGAAATGGCTAAAATACAGATCGATATGCAGAAAACCGCTGATAAGTCTTCTATTGAAAGGGAGAGAATGAATCAGCAAGAGCGTATCGAGATGGCTAAGATTGACGCGAAGAGAGAGGCTGAGATGTCTAAGGAAGAGATGGAGCGTGATCGACTTGAGTCTAATGAAGAAATGCAAGAAGCCAAGCTTGGTCTTGAACTAGCCAAACAGGTGATGGAAAACGAAAGACAAGCAGAAGAAGTCTCTTCAAAAGAAACGATAGAAGGATTTAAGGCTGGCGTTCAGACGGCACGAGATTTAAGAAATGAGTGATCTGGTATCAGATAACTTGTTTGAAGCCGTTAGAAAGGGTATAAGGGCGCAGATGAATGAGATGAGCGACCACATCAGTGGAGGTGGTTGTTCTGATTTTAGCGAATACTCTAAGTGTTGCGGGATCATACAGGGTCTGGCAATAGCTGAGAGAGAACTTCTCGACCTAAAAGAAAGGTACGAGAAAGCATAATTCTCCGCATAAGCGGTGCAACGCGACTCTGGACGCGAATTTCCAGTGCAAAAGGTATAACTAATGGCTGAAACATTAGCAATCGAAGAAGAGAGTTTGAAGCAAGAAGCTGAAGACGCTCGAAGCGCTAATCAATTACCTGACCCGAAAGGGTATAAAGTGTTAATTGCTTTGCCAGAACCAGAAGAAAAGACGGATGGAGGAATCCTGAAGGCTGTTCAAACGCTGCAACAAGAAGAAGTGGGATCAATCGTAGGCTTTGTTCTAAAGTTAGGGCCAGATGCTTATAGCGATTCACAGCGTTTCCCTTCTGGCCCCTACTGTAAAGAAGGGGATTGGATATTAATGCGTTCTTATTCAGGCACCAGATTCAAGGTACATGACCGAGAATTCCGTTTAATCAATGACGATAGCATTGAAGCTGTTGTTGAAGATCCAAGAGGCATTGTTAAGGTATGAGTGAGCTGCAACAGGAACTGGAGACTGATTCTCCTGCAAGTGCTGAAGAGAAATTCTTTGGCGTTAAAACAACTATTGGTAAGAAAGGCGAGGTTAGCCAGCAAGAGTCGGACTCAGAGGTCTCAGACGTTGAGTACGAAATTGTTGATGACAGGCCGCCTGAAGACCGAAGACCACCAAAATCGTCAGCTTCTCCTCAAGACGAAGATGATGAGTTAAGTGGTTATAGCGAAAAAGTTAAGAAGCGAATCAATAAGCTGCGTTACGAGCAAAACGAGGAACGTAGGCAACGAGAAGCTTCTGAAAGGATGCGAGATGAAGCGGTAAAGATCGCTCAAGTCCTCGCAAACAAAAACAAAGAGTATGAAGCTTTAATCAATCGAGGCGAAGGCGCATTGATTAATACTGTTAAGCAGAAAGCTGAAATGACTCTTGAAAACGCCAGATCTAAGTATAAGAAGGCGTATGAAGAGGGGGATACGGACAACGTAGTCTCTGCTCAGGAACAATTGATGAAGGCTCAGGCAGAGCTAACAGAGGCTGAACGGTATGAAGACAGCTTGCCCCAGCAGGGTCAGTGGCAACCACCACCCCCTCAACAGCAAGCGTATCAACCGCAACCCCCTGTAGCACCAGCGGTTTCGCAGGAAGTGCCTCCGCCTGAACCTTCTCCAGAATCGTCAGCTTGGGCTGAACGCAATCCTTGGTTTATGAATCCAGAAAATAAAGCAATGACTGCGACAGCTTATGGCTTACATGAGGAGGCGTTGAGAGATCATGGGTTAAGACCTAATTCTCCTCAATACTTCCAGTATGTGGATAATGGTATGAGAGGTTCATACCCAGATTTTGGATGGCAGGATGAAAGCGATACAGATGGACGTACCGCGACTGTGACTGCCAACCAGCCCTCGTCGGTGGTGGCACCTTCCGCAAGGAATAATGGTGCTAAACCGCGCAAAGTACAGCTAACGTCCACTCAGGTAGCTCTCGCCAAGCGACTTGGGTTAACCAATGAACAGTATGCAAAAGAACTCATTAAGGGGAATTTTTGATGTCTGAAGAGCGCACACCAAGAAACAATACTTCGCGTAAAGCGGATGAGAGACCGAGCGATAAGTGGATACCAGCTTCAACGCTGCCAGATCCAGAACCACAAGAGGGTTGGGTTTTCCGATGGGTACGAACCAGTATCCTTGGACAAGCAGACAACACTCATGTTTCGCAGATGTTTAGAGAAGGTTGGAGTCCTTGTAAGGCCGAAGACCATCCTGAGCTAAAACTGCAACCAGATGTTGGTTCTAAGTTTGAAGGCAATCTTGAGGTAGGTGGTTTGCTTTTATGCAAAGCTCCCGCAGAAACAATGGCTGCCAGAGAGGCTCATTTCCAGAATATGGCAAATGACCAGATGGATTCCGTTGATAATAACTTTATGCGCGAAAACGACCCTCGTATGCCTCTGTTAAATCCAGAGAGAAGTACGAGAACAACTTTTGGTAGAGACTAACCCAAGTTGCTGGGTTGTTTCTATAATTAAAGGAGGTCATTTATGGCTACCACAGCAACCCCAATGGGCGCTGAACCAGTAAACACTCTTAGTGCGAGCGGCTCTTACACAGGTAAAGTTCGGCACATTAAGATTGCCAATGCTTATGGTACAGCAATTTTTTACGGTGATTTCGTTAAGCTAGTTGCCGCTGGTACTTTAGAGAAAGCGGCGGTTACAACTTCTGTTGTAGCTGGCACTGTCGGTATCTTTGTAGGATGCTCCTACACTGATCCAAGTACTAGTCAGTTAACTTTTAACCAGACTTTCCCGGCTTCTACAGCAGCAGATGACATTATGGCATATGTTGTTGATGACCCTAAACTTGTATTCCAAATGCAGGGTGATGAGGCTATTGCTCAAACCGGACTTGGAAACAATGTTTCGGCGGTTAGCACTGCTGGTTCAACCACAATCGGTAGAAGCAAGAACGCTCTTGACGGCGGTTCTATTGCTACTACTAATACTTTACCACTTCGTATCGTTGAATTTGTAGACGGCCCAACTAGTTCAGTTGGTGATACTTATACAGATTGTTTGGTGACATACTTGCCACTAAGCCATGCATACGAAACCAAGCTAGGCGTATAAGGAGAATAACGAATGGCTATTTCTAGAGCGCAAATGCTTAAAGAACTCCTGCCGGGACTTAATGCCCTTTTTGGTTTGGAGTATGGAAAATACGAAGACGAGCATGAACTCATTTATGAGACAGAAAGCTCCGAGCGTAGTTTTGAAGAGGAAGTGAAGTTGAGCGGCTTTGGTGCTGCTCCTGTGAAAAACGAAGGTTCTGCAATCTCTTATGATTCAGCGCAAGAAGCTTTCACTGCACGATACAATCACGAAACTATTGCTATGGGATTCGCAATTACGGAAGAAGCGATGGAAGATAACTTGTATGACTCACTGTCTGCACGTTATACCAAAGCTCTTGCCCGTGCTATGGCGTATACCAAGCAAGTTAAGTCGGTTAATCCTCTTAACAACGGTTTTACGACAGCTTACAGCTCAGGTGACGGTGTTGCTTTGTTCAGCGCTTCTCACCCGCTTGTAAATGGCGGTACGAATGCGAATCGTCCATCGACTGGCGCAGACCTTAACGAGACATCATTAGAAAATGCAATCATCTCGATTGCTGCTTTCACTGATGAGCGTGGTTTGTTAATCGCTGCACGGCCTCGTCGTTTGATTGTTCCGCCCGCTTTGATGTTTACAGCAACTAGATTGCTGGAATCCACTCAACGTGTTGCTACAGCAGACAATGATGTTAACGCTATCCAGAACATGGGAGCTATCCCTGAAGGATACGCGGTAAATCATTACCTGACTGACTCAAATGCATTTTTCATCATTACGGATGTTCCTAATGGTCTGAAGCATTTCGAGCGTACCGCGCTTGAGACAAGCATGGACGGAGACTTCGATACTGGTAACGTGAGATACAAGGCAAGGGAGCGATACTCTTTTGGAGTAAGTGACCCACTTGGAATTTACGGTTCACCCGGATCAAGCTAACGGATATGGGGGTGCTTTGCGCCCCCTTTCTTTCCTGACTAATTGTTCCACATGGAACATTAGACAATAGCCAAGACAGGAGACACACATGGCTAAGACTACTTTTACAGGCCCAGTCCGTTCGGAAAATGGGTTCCAACAAGTTTCTAAGAACACAACTACTGGTGCTATTACAGTTACTAGTGGTGACAAAATGGCTACTGAGGCTACCTCAAGTGCTGGTATTGAAGGCACTGCTGCTGTTTATGTAACTCAAGTTAATCGCTTAAAGAGTGATGTTGACACTAATGTAAATATTGTTAAGACGACAATTATGATCGATCTTACCGATTTGCGAGATGGCGGCACTGCTGGCGACATCATTGGTAAAGATGGTGATGGAGTTGCGTTTATTGGCCGAGTAACCACTGCTAACCAAGGCGTTGTATTTGGTGTAACTATGACTTGCACAGAGACACCCGCTGGCGGCGGCACGGATATAGACTTATATTCTGCTACTGAAGGCACTGGTGTTAACGATACAGCCATTGGTGATTTAACCGAAACTCAAATCATTAACGCTGGCGCTGCTTCCGCAGGAACAATGGTTGCTGGCGGCACTATAGCTGCTGACCAATACTTATACTTAGTGGGTCAAGGAACCGGCCACGCTGCCTATACGGCAGGACGCTTCCTGATTGAGATCACTGGGTATGACGTAGCTTCGTAGGGAGTAATTTATGGCTGATGCGGTAGCGACTCAAACGATACAGGATGGCGGTAAAAACGCCATCTTTCGTTTTACAAATGTAAGTGATGGAACTGGCGAGTCTGCTGTTACCAAAATAGATGTGTCTGCTTTGTCTAATGATCCTATGAGCGGCAAAGCCTGCTCGTCTGTTGTTATTGAAAAGATTTACTACCAAACCATTGGTATGGGCGTAAAGATATTTTTTAATGCATCAACAGATGTTTTGGCATGGCAGTTAGCCGCTGATTGGTCTGACACTTTGGACTTTTCAGAATTTGGTATACCAGATACTGAGGCAACTGGAACAACAGGTGATATTCAGTTTACAACTGTTGGTCATTCTAGTGGTGATGTATATGTAATCGTCATGCAAGTAAGGAAGCGATATGGCTAAACTTGAGATGTTTGTTAATGGTAACTTTGCTGATGGCGAAGAGGTTTATCAGATTGGCACTAAAAACAAAGATGGTAGCGGTCAGACTGCTGATGGCGAATATGACATTGTTGTTTTTGATCCAATGCGTAAACCTGAAGCTGAGGCTAAGTTAAAGGAGCTTTTAAAAGGTGCTGACGAGCCAGCAAAGAAAAAAACGGAAACGAAGGCGGCTAAGAAAGATCCAGAGACTAAATCGGCTCCGAGAAAAAGAAAGGCTTCAGCAAAAGCTAAAGGCTAATGGCTAGAAACTACAAAGAAGAGTACAAGCACTTTCACTCAAAGCCAGATCAAAAGAAACGTCGAGCAGGTAGAAATGCCGCTCGACGTAAGCTTTTGAAGACAGGCGCTGTTAGCAAAGGTGATGGAAAGGATGTTCATCATAAAGACGGTAACGCCTTGAATAATAAGAAGAAAAATCTTAAAGTGGTTTCTAAGAAAAAGAACAGAGGTTCTTTGAGAGTCAAGTGACGATTTCTAGAGCGCAACAAAAGAAACAAACTTCCAGCTCGCCCGCCAAGCGTAAAGTGAAAAAGGTGATGGGTGAGTATAAACAGGGAAAGCTTAAATCTAGCTCAGGTAAAAAGGTAACAAGCAAAAAGCAAGCTGTTGCTATCGCTTTGTCTGAGTCCAGAAAAAAGAAAAGGAAAAAGTAATATGCCAGATAAAATACTTGCGGCTATAAGTCCTGCTTACGGGATTGCTACCGGAACCGGCCCTTACAAACATCTTCTCGGAACTCTTGGCCGTGACCATTACGATAAGAAAGCAAATGAAAGAAAAGAAAAAGAAGAAGAAGCGAAAGAGCTGGCTAAAAAAGACATGATTAGGCGAGGAATAGAATCCGCAGCTTCACACACTACAACCGTTCAGAAAAAAGCTGGCGGTAGAGTTAGGGCTATTGATGGCAAGGCTATAAAAGGCAAGACTAGAGGTAGGTTTATCTAGGATGGCTACTAGCGGAACATATGCATTTACATTAGATCTTGGCGATGCCATTGAAGAGGCTTTTGAAAGGGCTGGGCTTCAGCTTCGAGGCGGCTATGACTATCGTACAGCGAGAAGAAGTATTGATCTGCTAATGCTTGAATGGCAAAACAGAGGATTAAACCTGTGGACGGTTCAAGAAGGCAGCCAAGCTCTTACTGCTGGCACTAGCAGATATACTTTGTCTGGTGATGTGCTTGATATTGTAGAAGCATTTATAAGAACTGATGCTGATGATGTAAGCAATCAGTTTGACCAAACCCTTAACAGAATGTCTATAAGTCAATACGCTCATCTTTCAAACAAGCTTACTCAAAGCAAGCCTCTTCAGTATTACGTTGAAAAAGATCCTTCTGCGATTTCTGTGAATCTTTGGCCTTCTCCAGACAGCCAAAAGACTTATACGCTCATTTATTATTATATGCAGAGGGTCGAGGATGCCGGTTCTCCTGCCTCCAACAACATGGATGTTCCATCTAGATTCCTTCCTTGCTTGGTTGCCGGTTTGGCTTACAAGCTAAGTATTAAGTATGGGCCAGACACCAATAGAAGCACTTTCTTAAAAGCAGATTATGAAGAGCAGTGGGTTGAAGCTGCCGATGCCGATAGAGGAAAAGCATCTTTGTATATTTCACCGGGAGGCTATGCAACAGTATGACAAGCTTTGCTGCTGGAAAATATGCTTTTGGCTACTGTGATCGAACAGGTTTTCGGTACGCAAAAAAAGACCTTGTTCCTCAGATCGAGAATCAAAGACCGACAGGGCTGTTGGTTGGTAAAGATGTATTAGATGAAGATCAACCGCAATTACAGCTTGGAAAGATCCGTATGGATGATCCTCAAGCGTTAAGGAATCC